GGGAGGACGAGACCGCCGCGTTCGGTGAGTTCTCCGCATCCGACCTAGCGCCACAGCTCGCCGCCGTGATGGCCGATGTGCGCGACCTGGCCGCGATCTCCCGCACCCCGCCGCACTACCTGCTCGGGCAGATGATCAACGTGTCTGGTGATGCGCTGACCGCAGCCGAGACCGGCCTGGTCGCGAAAACGCAGGACCGGATGGTGCAGTTCGGTGAGGCCTGGGAGTCGGTGAACCGGCTCGCCGGGCTGTGGACCGGCCGGACCGTTCCCGTCGACGCCGAAGTGATCTGGGCGGATCCGCAGTTCCGGTCGATGGCCCAGCTCGCTGACGCTTCGGTCAAGTTTGGCGTCGCGGGTGTGCCGTGGCGTTCCCGGATGGAGATGCTGCAGAAGACCCCGGCCGAGATCGACCGGATGGAAGCCGAACGTGCCTCCGATGCGCTGCTGGCCGCGCAGCTCGCCCCGCTGCAGGCAGCGGTCGCCCCGTCGGTCTCCCCAGATCCACCCGAGCCCGCAACCCCCGCACCAGCGGTGTAGCGGATGACGCAGCCCGCCGGCCAGCCAAACCAGCAGGCGGCGGCGCTGGTCACCGCGCAGCAGACCGCGCTATTCAACCTCCGCGCCCAGGTCCTCTCCTTCCTGGTCGCGCTGTGGGCCAAACCGGGGTCATGGCGGGACGCCGACCTCGCCGCCTTCCTGAAGTCCGCGCTCCCGGTCGTCAACGCCGGGCAGCGGCAGACCGCCGCGTTCACCGCCGCGTACCTGCAGCAGCTCGGCCGGCTCAACGGCTCGGCGCCGCTCCCAATGCCGTCGTTGGCCGCGCTGACCGGCGCTCCGCTGCGGAACGGCGCCGAGCCAGCGCAGGTCTACTCCCGGCCATTCCAGACGGTCTGGACCTCGCTATCGCAGGGCGACGCGATCGACACGGCGGTCGCGAAAGGCGAGCAGCGGCTCCAGACGATCGCCGCAACGGACCTGCAGCTCGCGAAGACGCACACCGCGCAGCGGATGCTCACCGATGCCCCTGGTGTAGTCGGCTACGAGCGGGTGCTCGAGGGCACACATTCCTGCGGGCTGTGCGTCATCGCCTCGACACAGCGGTATCACCGCGGTGACCTGATGCCGATCCACGACCGCTGCGACTGCTCGGTCCAGCCGATCTTCGGGGATCAGGACCCCGGCCGGGTTATTCACCCGCAGCGGCTGCTCGACGCGCAGGCGCAGATCGCGCTGCGGATCGGCCAGCCAGCGAACACCGCAGCCGGCCTGAAACGGCAGGTGATCGTGCATCAGCACGGCGAAATCGGCCCGGTGCTGACCGTCCGGGCGCAGCACTTCACCGGCCCGGCGCAGATCCCCGCCCAATAGCCCTCGCACCCGACAGGGGTGCGACATCCCGACATGGGAGAACCGCATGACCCAGCCAGCCCCAGCAGCACCCGATGCACCTTCCCAGGCCGCGGGCGCCGCAACGGAACCGGCCGACACGGCCGGCAAGCAGGAAACCCCGCAGGAGCAGATCGACAAGTGGAAGGCCCTCGCCCGCAAGCACGAGGGCAGCGCGAAGACCAACGCCGACGCCGCCAGGCGCCTCGCGGAGCTTGAGGAGTCGCAGAAGACGGAGCAGCAGAAGCTCGCGGACCGCGCCGACAAGGCCGAACGCGAAGCCGCCGCGGCCCGTACCGAGACGCTCCGGTTCAGGGTCGCCGCCGCCAAGGGGGTTCCTGCCGAACTGCTCGCCGGCAGCACCGAGGAGGAACTGACCGCCTCCGCTGACCGGGCTATCGAATGGCGCGGCAGCAACACCGGAACGGCGACCGCAGCCCGGCCGGACTTGAAGCAGGGCGCTCGCGGCGCGCAGACGACGCAGAACCCGAACGACTGGCTTCGCAGTCTTTCCAAGCACTGACCCACCCGCAGCATCGGCAGTCACGGCCGAGCCCGCTGCCTAACCGAAAGAGGTTCCCGTGGCTGATTACGGCGACAGCATCGGTCGGACGAACTACCCGACCACCGACCCACTCGTTCCCCAGCCGCTCGCGCTGGAGATCATTCAGGAGATGCCGAAGGCGTCCGCGTTGCTATCCCGGGCCCGCACCGTCCCGATGTCCACCAAGAGCTTGCGCCAGCCCGTCCTGTCGGTCCTGCCGCAGGCCTACTGGGTGACCGGTGACACTGGCCTGAAGCAGACCACGAAGCAGATGTGGGAGAACATCACCCTCGTCGCTGAGGAGCTCGCCACGATCGTGGTCATCCCCGACGCCTACATCCAGGACACCGGCATCCCGCTGTGGGACGAGGTCAAGCCGATGATCGCCCAGGCGCTCGGGCAGAAGATCGACCAGGCCGGCATCTTCGGTGTTGGCCGGCCGTCGACATGGTCGAACTCGATCTACGAGTTGGCTATCGCGGCGGGGAATACGGTTGGCTCCGGCACCGGCGCGGGCACCTCCGGTGTTCAGTCGGTGGGCATCACCGGCACCCCGACCGGTGGCACGTTCACCTTGTCGTTCAACGGTGCTGTGACCGCTCCGATCGCCTACAACGCAAACGCAGCCGCAGTTCAGGCGGCGCTGCAGGCCCTGGGAAGCATCCGGGCCGGGAAGGCCACCGTCACTGGTGGTCCTGGGCCGGGTACCGCATGGGTCGTCACCCTGGACCCGTCGCTGCCCTCGGCCACCTTGGTCGGTAGCGGCGCGGGTTTGACCGGCGGGGCAAGCCCGGCCGTCACGGTCAACGTCACCACGGCAGCCGTGCAAGCCGGCGGGGTGGACCTGGCGCAGGACGTCGTCAACATGGGACGGCAGCTCGTCAAGAACGGCTTCGCCCTCGACGGGTTCATGGCCGCGCCCGGGTTCACCTGGGAACTGACTGGCCTGCGGTCAACGCAGAACGTGCCGATCTACACCCCCAGCCTGGCCGGCGACGTGCCGTCCACGCTGTACGGCCGGCCGCTGTCGGAGGCGCTGAACGGCGGGTGGGAGCCGAACCTGGCCTCGCTGATCGGCGGGGACTTCTCCAAGGCCGTCGTCGGTTTGCGGCAGGACATCACCTTCAAGATGTTCGACGAGGGTGTGATCTCCGACGACACCGGCAAGGTGATCGTGAACCTGATGCAGCAGGACTCGCAGGCCATGCGCGTCGTTATGCGGGTCGGTTTCGCGGTGGCGAACCCGGTGACCGCGCTGAACCCGAACGAGAGCACCCGCTCGCCGTTCTCGGTTCTGGCGCCTGTCTCGGACCTGCTCTAACCCCCTGACGCTTGCCCGGGGCCCTGACGTCCTTCAGGCCCCGGGCAACGCGCTCACCCCTACCTGGCGCTAGAGGGGATGGCCGATGTCCGCGTTGCCGCCCCTCGCGCTGTCCACGGACATCGTCGCGCAGCTCGGCCGGCCGCTGGATGCGACGGAGACACTGAAGGTCGACGGCCTGCTGCGGCTCGCCTCCTCGAAGGTCCGCGCCTACACCCGGCAGGACTTCTCCCAGTCCCAGACCACCGTCAATCTGCGGTCCGTTTCGGCGCAGGTCAAGCCCCCGCAACGCCCGGTCGTCTCGGTGCAGAGCGTGCAAGCAATCCTGCGGAACGGGCAGCTCGTCGTGCTGCCGCTGTGGTATTTCGACGGGATCGACACCATCGGCGGGGTCGCCGTCGCCGACGACGTGGTGATCAACCTGCCGTCCTGGTACACCACATGGTGGACCGGCTCGGTCCAGGTCCAGTACACCCACGGCTACACCACGGTCCCCACCGACATCGTGGACATCGTCGCCGCGATGGTGTTCCGGATCTTCAACGCCCCCGGATCCGGCGCCACCGGGATCGCGTCGGAGCGCGTCGGGCAGTTCTACCAGTACCAGATCAACCCGAACTTCCCGTCCGGCGAGGTCATCATCTCCGACGACGACAAAGGGATCCTCAACCGTTACCGGCAGAACACCCGCACGATCGAGCTGCGCTGATGGCCTGGTTCGTCGGTAACCGCGGCGAGTCAATCACCGTGATTGCCAGGACCGCTTCCGGTCAGGATTCCGACGGCAACGACGCGTTCACCGAATCACAGACCGTCGTGACGCAATGCATCTTCTGGCCACGGCTGTCGGCCCGCGGCTCGGCGACGGCGAACTCCGGCGAATACCTGCAGGGCGGGGACCGGGTGATCTACGGCCTGTCCGGGCTCGTCCCGCCCGGAACGGTGATCGACGAAACCGACCGTGTGATCGCCCGCGGTGAGCTTTACGAGGTCGACGGCAAACCGGCGCTTTGGCTGTCCCCGCTGACCGGCACGCAGGGCGGCACCGAAGTGAACCTGACACGGATCACCGGCTGATGGCTGCCACGTTCAACGCCTCCTTCAAGGGCATCGGCGAGATGCTCCGCGCCGATTTCATGGTCGCCGCGATGGAAAGCAAAGCCGAGAAGGTCAAGACGCGGGCTGAGCAGATCGCCCCTTACGACGCGGAGTCGAAGGACGGCACCCATTACCGGGACGCCTTCCACGTCGAGGCCGACGCCCGCGGCGGCGCGCACCACGACCGGGCGGTCGGCCGCGTCGTCAACGACGACGAGGCCGCATTCTTCATCGAGTACGGGAATGTGCATGTTGACCGGCACCGGACTCTCGGCCGGGCGCTCGATGCGGCCGGCGAATGACCCTGGTCACGCACTACCCCGACGTTGAGGGTGCGCTGGGGTCTTGGCTGAGCGCGAACTTCCACACATTCCCCGGGGGTGGCGTGTTTCCGGGGCCGGCGACGCTCCCTGGAACAGGCTCGCTGCGGTGCGTCACCGAACTGCCGGCGGACCTCGCCGGGGCGCTGCCAGTCGTTGAGATCACCCGCATCGGCGGCGCGGACCTCAACTACTCCATCGAAAGCGCATCGGTGGATGTCAACTGCTACCACTCGACCCGGATCACCGCTT